GAACCACTGGACACCCTCCGGGAGATTGTCACCGACCAGGACATGCCGGACGAAGTGCGCGCCAAATTATGCAAAGCGTGCGCCTTTGCCCGCCGTGGCCTGACCGATGCGGACAGCATGGCCTCATCACTGAAGCTGCTGCGCGAAGCGATGCACCTGAACCCGAACGCAGGTGTGAAACGCGAGATTGCAACCCTTTCCCGCGCCCTGAAAAAAGCCGATTCCGCAGCCGCACCAGAAGATGCCAGCACACCGCAGGCGCAGGACGAAAGCAGCAAAAGTAAAAAGACAACGCGGAAGCCTGCAACACGAAAAACCACCGCGACGCAGAAGGCGAAGCGCGGTTAACGACTGACCCCGTCAGCGGGCGGCGTGCGCGGTGTTCCGGTTTGACTCCGTGACCGTTTACACCGCGCACCCACCGCCCGATTTTTTTCAGGAGTGAACCCCCATGAGTATGGTTGCCAGAACTGAACCAAGACCCGCAGAGGACGACATCACCGATACCGATGATGGTGATACCCGTATTTCAGCGGGTGCATTCTGGCCGGATATTGTGCTGCGTGAGCTGCGTCTGGCGATACGACTGCCGGGCCGTGTGACCACCTCCCGCCTGCTGCATACCGCCACCGGGGCAGTGGCACACGTTACCCGCGAGCTGGAAGCGTGGCAGCAGGAACAGCAGGCGGCTGGCCATCAGACGCTGGCCGATGTTCCGGCACCCGTAATTAACGGAGAAAGCGTCAATCTCTGGCACTGGCGCAATGCGGTTTACACCGCCACACGCGCCCTGATTCTGGAGCGTTACCGCGATGCGGACACAACGGACAAGGGCGACCGCCGGGCGGACGCACTGGATATACAGACATCGGATTTGTGGCGCGATGTGAGCTGGGCCATCTCTGACATTCTGTGCCGCCCGCGAATCTTTGCGGAGTTGTGCTGATGAAAGTGAAGGCACTGGAAGGCGACACCGTGGATTCGCTCTGTTTTCGGTACTACGGCACGACGCAGGGCGTCACCGAAAAGGTGCTGGATGCCAACCCCGGACTCTGTCAGCAGGTATTTCTGGACGCCGGGCAGGAAGTGGAGATGCCGGAGCCGGAGAAGAAGAAACGAGAAATGATTCAGTTGTGGGGGGAGTAGCAGTGAGCACCATTCAAACAGGGATCACAGAGCAGGTTATTGCGTGGCTCTTTGACCACCTGCCAACGGTGTATGCAGTAGGCGCGGCGGTCAGCATTTCCGCGCTGATGAGTCTTTATGACGGACGAACACTGGTTCAGACCGTAACGGGATCGCTGGCGTGCGGCGTTCTTGCCATGGCCGTGGCCGGGTCGTTGCGCTTCTTCGGGTTTCCTGAAGATGCCGTGACGTTTATCGGCGCATCAATCGGTTTTATGGGCGCAGAGAAAGCACGCGACAAGGTTATTGCAGCCTTTAATCGCAGGGTGAAGGAGAAGGACGAATGAGCAACACATTTAAATTCAGCAGCCGGAGCGAAAAGAATTTGCAGGGCGTAAATCCTGATCTGGTGAAAGTGACCCGACGAGCACTGGAAATCTCGGAAGTGGATTTTGGTATCACCGAAGGGTTGCGCAGCCGTTACCGCCAGAAGCAACTTGTGGCCACAGGTAAGAGCCAGACCAGGAACAGCCGCCACCTTACGGGGCATGCCGTGGATGTTGTGGCTTATATCGGCAGCCAGGTGTCATGGGAATGGCCGCTGTACGAAAAAATCGCAGCAGCATTCAGACAAGCCAGCCGGGAACTGAATATTCCGGTGGAATGGGGCGGCGACTGGAAGACCCTGAAAGACGGACCGCATTTTCAGTTACCACACGGAGCCTATCCGGCATGAAGCTCTGGCCCACGCTGGGCGTCGCTTTCCTTCTGATTGCCGCATGGGGAACATCCATGCGTCTGTCGTGGTCGCTGGGCCGGGAGAACGCCAGAAACGAAGCGCAGGCCAGCACCCTGAAAAGTACCGCCGACACCCTGAATATCATCAGCACCGGGGTACAGGATATGCAGCAGGTGCTGGCGCAACTCCGCGTGGAAAATCAGCAGAGCAATCAGGACGGAGAAGCCAGACGTGAACAGCTACGCAACGATATTGCAAAAGATGAATGCGCCCACGCTTTGCCTGATGCTCGTTTTACTGACAGGTTGCGCAGGCACGCAGAACGCGCCACTGCCAGCGCCGTCAGTCCGGCTTATACCGCAGACGCTGACCATACCGGTAACGCCTCCCCCCTTCCCTGACACTCCCACATGGGGAAATCTCGGTATATGGGGCGACCGCCTTCTGGATGCACTGGAAACCTGTAACGCGGATAAACGGGCCATTGAATTACTGGAACAGCGCAGGCTGCAACGACTGAACAACGAGGACAACAACCATGCTGAAAACTGATTCCCTGCGTGAAGCCATGACCCGTTCATGCCGATGGTGTCAGGCCAACCCGGAAAAATTCACCATTTTCGTGGAGAGCGGCAACATTGAAACGACCGGAGAAACGCCCTCGTTTGTTTAACGCTATCAGATGGTGATGTTTGTCATGGATTACGCCGGGGAGCTGGACGACCTCACGCTGCCGCTACTGGCGTGGTTATCCGAAAATCAGCCGCAATTGTTGCTCAATCCGGAGCGTAATCAGGACATCAAATTCTCCGCCGTTATCAATGACGATGACAGCGCCGATCTCCTGTTTACGCTCCCTCTGCGGGAACGCGTTCGCATCACGCGCAGCAGTCAGGGGACACCGCAGGCAGAACACCTGCCGGAGCCAAAACCCCGTCTGCCATCTTCCGAAGGCGACTGGTCGCATGTATTCCAGGATGTGACGTGGGGTGAAAGCGATGGATAAGGCATTCACCCGTGTGGATGAAACCTTTGAGGCCATCCGTGACAGCCTGAATCAGCAGGTCATCAATAACATCGCCAGAAAGCTGGCACAGGATTTACGTCGCGCCCAGCAGGCACGTATCCGGTCACAGAAAGCGCCGGACGGGACCGCGTGGACACCTCGCAGACGCCGCGTAACCCGGATACAGGAGCGCATTCGCTTTATCTGGAATAACGAAGCACGCACGCTGAAAAACTGGCATCACGACACGGGGAAATACGGGCGAACCATCACCGGGTGGGATGAGGATAAAAACAGCATCCGCACGTTTTACCGGGATGACATCGACCGCTTTCTGGAAATACGCACCCGGCGCATCAACCAGGACAGCACAAAGCGCGTCCCCATGTTCGTAAAACTGCGCACCGCCCGCTACCTGAAAGCCCGTGCAGATGCTTCCGGTGTGACGGTGGGTTACAGCGGCGTGGCCGCACGTATTGCACGCGTTCATCAGTTCGGTGAGCGCGATCAGGTTGCGCCGGGCATTTTCACCGATTACCCGGTACGTGAGCTGTTGGGCATCAGTCAGGCAGATGAACGCCTGATTTATAACACGGTGCTGGGCCGGATTGCGGAGGCTGTACGGTGAGCGCAGAACTCATGCGACTGCTGAGCAATATCATCCGCACCGGGATCATCTCTGAAGTTGATGAGAAGTCCTGGCGCGTGCGCGTTCGCAGCGGCGAACTGGAAACAGGCTGGTTGCGCTGGAACACCACGCGCGCGGGAGCCTTCAATGTGTGGCTGCCGCCATCACCAGGCGAACAGGTGGTAATTGCCTGCATTGGCGGCAACCCGGAAACCGCCATGATAATTGGCAGCCTGTGGAGTGATGCCAGTCCGGCACCCGGCAAAAGCCTGAAAGAAATCGTGATCAGCGCGCCGGACGGCGCGGTGTTCCGCTACGACGCGGACGCAGGCGCACTGAGCGCCAGCGGCATGAAAACGGCCACCCTGCAGGCATCCGTCAGCGTGAAACTGGATACGCCCGTCGTGGAATGCACAAACCTTCTGAGAACGGCGACGCTTGACGTCACAAAAGGAGGAAAGATGAGCGGCAATATCACGCACAGCGGCGGCAACTTCACCTCAAACGGCATTACCGTGCATACGCATAAACACGGTGGCGTGAAAGGCGGCAGCGATTCGACAGGAGGCCCGCAGTGACAACCCGCTACACAGGAATGAATCCGGACGGGACGGGAAACCTGAACGATATGGAGCACCTGAAACAGTCAGTCAGGGACATCCTGACCACCCCGCTGGCAAGCCGGGTTATGCGACGGGAATATGGCAGCCTTGTGCCTGATTTGATTGACGAACCCATGAATAACACCACGCGTCTGCAATGCATGAGTGCTGCCGTGATTGCGCTGACACGATGGGAACCCCGCATTGCCCTGGATGCCATCGACGTTGTCTGGAAAGCGGGAGGCCGCGCCGGGGTGACGCTGTCGGGCACTGTCATGCAGACCATGCAGAATGTTGAATTAACCATCACGCTAAGGGAGTAAATCATGCCCGCCGTTGACCTTTCACAGTTACCGGACCCCGCCATCATCGCGGAGCCTGACTTTGAGGCAATTCTGGCTGACACAAAAGCCATGATGATTGCGGCTTATCCCGCCGAACAGCGTGAAGCCGTTTCCGCCGCGCTGGAGCTGGAATCGGAACCCCTTAACGTTATCGCTCAAACCATGTCGTTTCGTGAAATGCTGTTACGCCAGCGGGTTAACGAGGGTGCACGCGCCTGCATGTTAAGCCACAGCGCCGGGACAGACCTGGACAACCTCGCGGGCAATATGAACACAAAGCGCCTGGTTATCACTCCGGCAACGGATACCACCGACGCGGTGATGGAAAGCGACACCTCGCTGAGACTGCGGGCGCAACGGGCGTACGACGGCCTGAGTGTTGCTGGCCCGTCAGGTGCATACGAGTATTTTGCCCGCAGCGCCAGCGGTCTGGTGCGTGATGCGCGGGCTATCAGTCCGTCTCCGGCAAATGTGACGGTTTCCATCCTGTCCACTGAAGGCGACGGCACAGCAACGGAGGCGTTGCTTAATACCGTTCGCGCCGTTCTGAATGCAGAGGATACCCGCCCGGTGGCCGACCGCCTGACCGTACAGAGTGCCAGAATCGTGACATGGCGGCTGAATGCAAAACTGTACTTTTACCCCGGCCCGGAATCCGAACCTATTCTGGCCGCGGCGGAATCGTCGTTCAGGAAGTGGCTGGCTGAGCAGGGGCTTATCGGTCAGGACGTGGCGTTGTCCGCCATTGCTGCCGCACTGCATGTGCACGGTGTGCAACGCGTGGAGATAATCGAACCCACACAAATATGGCCATCAGCGACATACAGGCGGCGCGCTGTGAGTCTTCACCATCAGCGAAGGTGGGCGAATGAGTAATTCACTGTTACCGCCATCAGCCAGCATTTCATGCGTTGTGCCGAAGCTGTCGGAACCGCATTACAGACATCCCGGTAGACCTCAACACGCTGTGGTCGCCGGACACCTGCCCGGTGCATCTGCTGCCTTATCTCGCCTGGGCATTTTCCGTTGACCGCTGGGATCGCAACTGGCCGGAAGAGACAAAGCGACAGGTTATTCGTGATGCATGGCTGATACACCGACACAAAGGGACCATCAGCGCACTGCGCAGGGCCATTGAACCACTGGGATACCTCATTCGCGTGTCTGAGTGGTGGGAGTTCGGCGGGGAACCGGGAACATTTACCGTTGAAGTCGGCACGCTGGACAGTGGCGTGACGGAGGAAATGTATCTGGAAATGGAGCGGTTGATTGCTGATGCCCGCCCGGTCAGCCGCCACATGACAGGGCTGAATATCATTCAGGAGATTCAGGGAGATATTTTCGCGGCGGCAGCAACTTACGACGGTGAAGTCATTACCATTTATCCGGACGATTAAGCATGAGTACCACAACACGTAAATTTAAAACCGTTATCACCAATACGGGTGCCAAAAAATTAGCTCAGGCAGCCGCGCCAGATGGTAAGCCTGTCCGCCTGACTCATATGGCCGTGGGTGACGGCGGCGGCACTTTACCCTCGCCAGACAGTAAGCAGACCCGTCTGGTGCATGAGGTGTGGCGACACACTGTTAATCGCGTCATCCTGGACGCAACACATCAGAACCGCATTATTGCGGAGCTGGTTATTCCTCCTGAAACGGGCGGATTCTGGATCCGGGAAATTGGTGTATTTGATGAGCACGGCGATTTAATCGCAGTAGGCAATACTGCCGAAAGTTACAAGCCAACCGTTGCCGAAGGGTCAGGACGTGCACAAACATTTCGCACCATTCTGACCGTATCCAGCACTGCCACTATGGCGCTTACCGTGGATAACACCATGGTATGGCCACAGTGGATTACGTGGATGACAAACTGAAAGAGCATGAACAGTCACGACGTCACCCGGAGCCTCGCTGACCGCAAAAGGCTTTGTTCAACTAGCAGCGCCACTAACAGCACATCTGAAACGCTGGCTGCGACACCTAAGGCTGTTAAGGCAGCATATGACCTGGCTAATGGCAAATACACCGCACAGGACGCAACCACTGCGCGGAAAGGGATAGTCCAGCTCAGCAGTGCAACCAACAGCACGTCTGAAACGCTGGCAGCGACACCAAAAGCTGTTAAGGCGGTAATGGATGAAACGAACAAGAAAGCGCCCTTAAACAGTCCTGCGCTGACCGGAACACCAACAACACCAACTGCGCCAAAAGGTACTAACAATACTCAGATCGCAAGCACGGCTTATGTTATGGCTGCGATCGCTGCCCTCGTGGACTCGTCGCCTGACGCACTGAATACGCTGAACGAGCTGGCTGCGGCGTTGGGCAACGACCCGAATTTTGCGACCACCATGACTAACGCGCTTGCGGGTAAGCAACCGAAAGATGCCACCCTGACGGCGCTGGCCGGGCTTGCTACTGCGGCAGACAGGTTTCCGTATTTTACGGGGAATGATGTTGCCAGCTTGGCAACCCTGACAAAAGTTGGGCGGGATATTCTTGCGAAATCGACCGTTGCCGCCGTTATCGAATACCTCGGTTTACAGGAAACGGTAAACAAGGCTGGTAACGCCGTTCAGCGTTCCGGCGATAAAATGACCGGAGAACTGAAAATTGGCACGATGAATGCGCTGCGAATTTTTAATGATGCCTTCGGTCTTATTTTCCGTCGTTCAGAAGAGTACCTTCATTTCATCCCTACGGCTGAAGGACAAGGCGAAAACGGTGATATCGGCCCATTAAGGCCATTCGCTATAAATCTGAGAACAGGTGCTATATCTGTCAGCCACGGGGCCAAAATTGATGGTGGGCTGGCGCTTGGTACAGATAACGCACTGGGCGGTAATTCCATTACTCTCGGAGATAACGACACTGGTATTAAACAGGGCGGCGACGGTGTCCTTTTATTCTATTCAAATGGACAACTGGCATTTGGGCTTCAACCCGCATCTGCTGATTTTTATAAGCGGGTTGCATATATTCATCAGGGAATAATTCCTGATGGAAGTGGCGCATTTGCAGACCAGTTGAATAATGCCACCGCGCCTTTTGTTCAGACGCAGTTTGCCTGGAATCCCACTCCTGGTGGTCATTACGTGCCGATAGTTAAGGGCTTGTCCATTCGCAATGGACAGGGCTATCCCGGCGCGGTCAGCTTTGGGTATTTACTGACAGAACAGTATGGATTTCCGGTTCCATGTATTCATATGCGTGGCGATGGCGGTAATGATGCTTTATGGCAGTTTAACCCGAACGATAAATCCTTTATTTCACCGGGTGCTCTTATTGCGGGTGGCGTCCATTATAACACCGATGGAAATATATTTGGTGGGTGCTGGGGTTCAAACTTAAATGATTACCTGAATAGTTCTTTTATCAGAAATGTGCGTCTGGGAGGCAGACGTTCTGACGTATTATATCGCGGAGGACTTTGCGAACCAGGTAATGGTCATGTGACAACAGGATTGCAAATTATTGGTGAGGTTGATGGAGATGACTGGATGGTGTCACGACCACTACAAAAATACATTTATGGTAACTGGTATAACGTTGAACAGGCATAGCCATCAGGAGAATATATGCAACATCTGAAAAATATTACCGCCGGAAACCCCAAAACCATTGAGCAGTATCAGCTTACGAAAAAAGCTGGCGTTATCTGGCTATATACAGAAGACGGTAAAAACTGGTATGACGAATTAAAAAACTTTCAGGATGATACTTTAAAAATAGCTTATGACCAGAAGGGGATTATTCGTTGTATTGAGAAAGACGTATCAATGCTTAACCCTGACGGGTTAAGTGTTGTTGAGTTACCGAATATAACAGCCAACCGTCGCGCCGATATCTCGGGAAACTGGAAGTTTCTGGATGGTAAAGTAGTAAAGCGGGAATATACAAAACAGGAACTGCAACAGCAGGCAGAGTTACAAAAAGCCGCTTTGCTTTCCGAAGCGGAGTCTGTGATTCAACCGCTGGAACGTGCTGTCAGACTGAATATGGCAACTGATGAGGAACGCACACGACTGGAATCATGGGAACGCTACAGCGTTATGGTCAGCCGTGTGGATACTGCAAAGCCTGAATGGCCACAGAAACCAAAATAACAACAAATTAAGGCCCGTACGGGCCTTTTCTTATTCTGGTGGTTCCGGGAATGTTACAGGAAGAACCAAATAGCAAGGCTGATCAAAAACGGTCATGACAGGAAACAACTGGCGATCATTTACGACATCGGCATATCGACGATTTATCGTTATCACCCTGTAGGCGATATACAGGCTGAAGAAACAACCAGGCAGACTCAGGAAAATGAAAACCGCTAATCTGACCATTAGCGGTTTTGCGTTAATCAAAACAGCCCTTTAACGGAGCTGGCCGCGCTGTTAAGGGATGATGTGACCTTATCTTTGAAGCCGGACAGCATATCACTGAACGATGAGGATTGCAGGCGCTCCCGCAAATCCTCATCACAGCGTTCAAGGGTCAGTGAAAATTCTATCTTTTTCGCCTTACCGTAGCGATCAAACTCGGAGCGGGTCGTATTCGTTTCAGTCAGTACATACATGCCGTAAATCTGCCCGACACCATCAATCAGAGGCCAGGGGCGTCCTGTATATGCCTGCGTGGTCAGCAACGAAAGCGACACTTCGCCACCTGTAATTTCAGGATAAAGCACACCAGAAAGAACGATGCGATCATCACCTGCACCGATATACTGCCAGCTTGCTGAACGGTTAACGCGTTCATTTTTCACATGCCGCCAGCTTTTGTTTTGCTGTAACTGCTGATGCGGCAGCGTGCGCAGCTCAAAAACAAACATGCCGTAGATCATCATCATGACCATGACTCCTCAATCTTTATCGTAAAAACTGCCACGCCCGGCACGGGCGCGCCGTTCCATTTCTGCCCTGACCATTTCACCGACCAGTTTCGCCAGTTCGCGGGGATTCTGTGTAACAACGTTATGCAGATGAACATGAATTTCACCGCCAAATCCGGAGGCAACAGGCTCCCGGTTACGGGAAGTTGCAGGAACTGATGCCACTGGAGATCGTATGGCCTCTGCCACCGGGCGGGAGCTGGCCGCAACAACAGGGACCAGCGCCGGAGGCAGCGGAGCCGGAACCACAGGTGTGATATTAATTGCGGGGGCAGGCTTACTGACCTGCGCAATCTTCCGCTCCTGCCACTCCCCACGAACGGCAAGTGCGCGGGGCAGGTTCTTAAAGACAATATCGCCGGGGCCAATACGTTTTTTCGTCTCATCAACCAGCTTACCTGTGTTATCAGCAATTTTGCTGAGTCTGCGTAGCGTACCGGTATTGCTGTCTGTGAGCGGTTTATTGTCTTTGGTTTTATCACCTCCGGTGCCATTGCCATTTTCCGCAGACTTCGGCGGATTGATTTTCGCAATGTCTCCCTGAAACAGAGCAACCTTGTCCTGAAGAATGGCCGCACGCTGTGCGTCTTCGATTTTCTTTCTCGCCCTTTCCGCTTCATCCGGAAGCACACCGAGTTTTTCAAGTATCCACGCCAGCGTATCCAGCAACATTTTTGCGGGCGTCAGAACAAGCTGTAACGCACCGCCAAGAACGTTACCGAATATCTCGCCAGCACTGGTACATTTATCCAGCGTTTCCTTGCTGGACTCCATCGGTGACAGCAGCGATTTAAACCAGTTAAACACCTGACTTATCCCGCTTCCGATTGCGTCAAAAACAGGACCAAACCGTTCAAAGGTTTCGCGTAACGGGGCCAGCCGCTCCATAATCCCGCTGAACACCCCGGCATAAAACGCCTTGATGGGTTCCCAGTATTTCCAGATGAGAACTGCCGCAGCCACAAACGCAGCAGCAATCAATCCGACCGGGCTGAACAGCGCCCCGATAGCGCCCCCCAGTAACGAAACGGAACCCGTCACCATTCCCCATAGTGCTGGCAGGAGCCTGACAGCATTCATTGATCCGGTCAGGAGAGAAAAACCAAGACGCAACGTGGCCAGCTTCCCGTGAAGCACTCCAATAACCAGCGACAACGAGCCAACCGTTGCAGTCATTGCCAGCAGCGCACCGCCTGCTATCAGTAACTGGCGCGTCAGTACCGGATGGGCCTGTGCCAGCGCCGTCACCTTTGAGACCACCCGCGTGAGCCACTGCGTGACAGAACGCAGCGGACCATCAATCAGATCTGCAATGCGGATACGCAGCCCTTCCCATGCACTGCCGAGTGATTTCAGGTCGCCATCAAGGTTATTGGCCATAACCTTTGCCGTGCGTTCAGCCTCACCGCGTGCGCCCTCAAGTTCTTTTCTCAGTTTGGGCAGGGAGCCGTCACCCGCCGCATCAACGAGAGCCATAAACGACGTGAAAGCCTCTTCCCCGGCAATGTCCTTAAAGAACGATACCCGGTCAACTTCCCCGTATTTACGGGTGGCTTTATAAAGGTCGGCCAGCACATCTTCCATCGGGCGCATTTTGCCGTTCGCATCAGAGACGGACACACCCAGCTCTTTCAGCGCTTCTGCTGCCGCCTTTGGCGGTGATGCCAGACGAGCCAGGCTGGCACGCATTGCCGTCCCGGCATCACTCCCTCTGATACCCATATTCGCCAGCACGCCCGCCATCGCTGCGGCCTGCTCCAGCGATATTCCCAGCTTACCCGCCACCGGACCTGCATATTTCATGGTTTCGCCCAGTGCGCGAAGGTCAGTGTTAGTACGGGTAAACACTGCTGTAAGCGTGTCACCGACCCGGTCCATCTGGTCAGCGGAGAGGCCGAACTGCGTCAGGATATTTGAGCCAATATCTGCCGTCTCGCCAAGGTCCATACCGCCAGCCGTTGCCATGCTCAGCACGCCGGGAAGCGCAGCCTGAATGGCCTGCGGTGTGAAGCCAGCCATTGCCAGAAATGCCTGCCCACTGGCGGCATCGCCTGCGGTGAACTGCGTTTCAGAGCCAAGTTTTAACGCCTGCTCACGCAGCGCCTTAAACTGCGGGCTGTTTTTGTCGATTCGCGTCAGTGCCTGAACGCGGGACATCTCTTTCCCGAACCCGATCGCAGGCTGCAAAAAACGCCCGGCAGCATAGCTGCCAGCCGCTGTCGCACCAATTGCCAGCGCACCACCTGTTTTCAGTTTTCCCGCGGTTTCCTGCGCGCGCGAATACCGCTCACGCGCCCGCGTTACACGCGCAAGCGCCTGCCGTTCGCGTTCAAGCTGGTTGTTGTACTGCTCGGTGCGTCTGATGGCCTGCTGGATGGTGTTATCGCTGCCTGTCAGGGAAATGCCGTGGCGTTTCAGCTCTCCGCCAAGCTCCCGCATTTTCTGAATTTCCCGTGTGCGCGATTCATTCAGGCGTTCAAGCCGGGTGCTTAATTGCTGCATCAGCTTTTGTTGTTTTTCGCTGAGCACTGTACCCGTGCGTTGTAACTGATTAAGGGCGTTAAGCTGGCGTCGTGCTTTCACGATACCCGCATCCGCTTTACTGACAGCGTCGCGGGCGCGCTCAAATGAACGCGCCTGACGCTCGAGATTTTTGATCGCCCCCTGCGTTCGCTGGATGGAGTCACCAAACTGCCCCATCAGGCGGCGGGCGTTTTCGGCAGGCCGGGTCAGCCTGTCAACGGCGCTGAAAGCGACCCGGATATCAAGAGTCTTCATTGTCTGCATTCCCGCTGCGAAGTGCCGCCCGCTCACGCCAGCTAACCACTTCGCCGGGCGTCATCATGAAGATTTCGGCGGGCGACCAGTTAAAAATAACGGCAATATCTGCCACAAAGTCTTCTATGTGCTCAAAGCACACAACCGTGATCAGGCTTCCGTCGCCTGTTCGTTCTTCCCGCCAGAGTCCGCACCGCTCAAAAAATTTACGGCAACCACACATAACTGAATAAAGTCACGGGATGCCATTTTTTTGATCGTCACTTCATCCAGTCGCGGTGATGTCACGCGTGACAGCAGCGTAAACATGGATTCCGCTTTCAGATTCAGCACATCAGACAACGACAAATCTCGCAGAGATCCAGCCTGCTCAATAGCTCCGGTGATCTCCACATACGTGATTTTTTCGCCGCCTCGCTCAATTGGTTGGGTAAGTTTTACGCCACGCTCACTGGTTTCTTTCACAGTGTCAGCAACGACCGTGTTTTCGGTATCGATGTTTTTCGTCTCTTTCATCAGGAAACTCCTTTCAGTCAGAGGCGACGCACTGCGCCGCCTGCATATTACTTATCAGCCAAGCCCAAGCGCGGAACGGATGCGATCGGGCACAATGTCCTTGCCGTCCTTCCGGTAAATGAAGTTCAGCAGGTCAATCTCCCACAACGGACGATCGTTAACACTCAGCTTGTAGTAGGTGTTTTTAATGGCGTAAGTGTGTGATGTGGCTTCGCCCTGTTTGGCTTCCCCCATATCAATTTCCGTCACACGTCCGCGCATTTCGACTTCATACAGGTCGCTTTCTGCATCGGTGTAGTATTCACCCGCAAAACGCAGCAGCGTGCCGTCAATCGTGCCGCCATACTTCAGGAACAGCTCACGAACTGCGCCCCCCATGACAAAGCTCGCATCAAGCGCGGAGTCGTCCAGACCGAGATCAATACTTACCGCACCCATCATGCCACCACCCCGGTAGCTGTCGGTTTTGCGCGTCAGCTTAGGCAGAGTGACGGACGTCACCTTACCCACTTCGTTTTCACCATCCACAAACAGCGTAAAAAAGCGAAGATGTTTTGGCACAGCCATCAGGCACCTCCCAGCACCGCAAATGCAGGTTCAAAGTATTCATCAGTAAACGTCTGGTAAAGCTCCATGTCTTCCAGTGGCGGAACAGGCGTATATTTGTAGCGAATACGCACACGCCCCTGACGTAAATCCGTGGTGCTGTTATCCACCACGTCATACCAGCACTCCGCGCCAATCAGTTTCCCGGCAGTAACCAGTGAATCCAGTTTTGCCCTGATGGCACTGATAACATCCTTCACGTTCGCAGGCGTCAGTGGACTGTCGATGGTTTCAAACTGCGCTTCTGCAATTGAATCAGCCAGCACCTGTGCGGTTCGGGTATACACCTCAAAGATGTAGGCGTTCGTTTCCGGTGTGCGGTTGCCCCAGAAGCGGAACCCGTTGCGACGAATAATGGTCGTGATTTCTTTGTTGTTGAGGCTGTTGGCATCACTGTCTTCGGCCTGCAACGACCAGAACACATGCCTGGACATTCCCAGCACATTTTTAACAGGAACGTTGGACAGCGATTTGTGCCAGCCCTGCTCATGGTCAATGTACGCACGAAGGCCGCACGCATAGGCAGGCGCGGGGAACGTTTCGTTTTTGCCACTTTTCGGGTTGTAGGCGATGAAGTCCGGCCATAAGAGCATCACCTCACGTTCGTTGAATTTCTGGCGGTAGGTAATCGCCTCAGCCATCGTGTTACAGCCGTGACATGAGGCATACACAAACGCGCGCAGTTTACCCGCAATCACGCACAGGGATTTTGTTACCGCCTCCGTGTCCAGCTCCGGCGCGGCCAGAATACGCGGACGGTATCCGATGCTTTCATCCTGCTCTGCAACAAGCAGCGCATACATCCCCGTATAGCTGCCGTCAGATTCAGAACCACCGATAACCAGTTGATCCTGCGTTTTTCCGTCTTCTTCTTTGTGTTCAGCCACGCGAACGACGATCACCTTTGTGCTCACCTGGTCTGCGATGGCCTTAAGCGCACGATAAAGCGTCCCCGTTGTCCGCATTTTCCCAGCACGTCATTGACGCGGGTCAGCAGTGTGGGCTTGTTCAGCGGGAACAGCTTCGCGTCCGCATCATCCGCCGTTGCCACGATACCGATAACGCTGGAATCAACATCGTTAATCGCTGTTACCAGGTCGGTATTTTCCGTAACACGGGCACCATGAAAACGAGTTTCACTCATAGCTTCAGCCCCTTGTATCCGTTAAATGATTCGGCAACAATCATCACCCACCACGCGCGTAATCTCACCCCTGCGCCGTTCTCCCGCCACGGCGACAACAAAAAGCAGTACCCCCCTCCGCACGCACATGCGACCATGCCGCACAGGGAGGGAAAGATGACCGACACCACCATGCAATTGCTCAGTCAGGGCACAGACCCCGTGAAAATGCCGGATTTTGATATTCTCGCCGAGGGTAAAACGCTGTCCGGCGTGGCAGAACGCCTGATGAGCCTGTCACTGACCGACAACCGGGGATTTGAGGCGGACCAGCTCACCATCACGCTGGATGATGCCGATGGCCAGTTGCAGCTACCGCCACGGGGCGCGCGTCTGACGGTTCTCATTGGCTGGAAAGGAGAACCGCTGACAGAAAAAGGCACTTACATTGTTGATGAAATCGCTCACGAAGGACCGCCGGACAGGCTGACTGTTTCAGCCAGAAGCGCAGATTTTCGGGATGAATTTAACGTTAAACGTGAGGTGTCCTGGCATGATGTGACCGTTGAGCGTGTGGTATCCGCCAT